AAAGCGGGTCGCCCCCCAGCACCCCTTCGTAGAATGCTGGTCCAGTTTCCTGGTTGACCCTCTAAGTTTACTCGCAGCCTTTATCACGTAGGTTCCGCCAAACTGAGACATTAAGTCATGGCGCGTCACTGCCCGACAAGTTCTCAGCCCACGCATAGGGGGGTGACTAGGCCCCCAACTCCGGAACGACTTCCCGTGCAACGTGCCGAATCAGCTTTGAGAAGGCAATGAAGCCTAGAGGTTGGCGAGGCCTCATCTCGTTTTTCCCCTTGGGGTTTGGTGGACGTTTACAGGTGGTGTACTTAGATAATAGCCCTAGTTAAAGGTGAGCCGCGGCGGCTGGATGGTGCGGGCATTGCGGCCCGACGCCATCCCCTGCACTACGCCCTTGGAGAAGGCAGCGACCACAGGGGCCGCAAGGTGGTTGAAGGCCCATGAGGTAGCGTGTCCCAGCGACGAGAGCACCTGGTTGGCGGTGTTCTTGGACGGGGGCATGGTGGCCGCAGTGATGTACTGCGAGCCCTGGCCGCCCTCCACCTCGTAGCAGATTGTGAGCTCAAACTGCAGTGAGTTGGCAGGCAAGCCAGTAAACACAACGCCAATGCAACTGGCCCTGTGGTTGAAGCCAGTGCCGTCGGCGTAGTGGAACTCCTCGTCCGCCGCAGCGGGAACCCACTTGACCTCGTGAATCATCTCGCCCGCGCGTGCAACGCTAGGGCATCCCACAATTGCCGAGCTGGCCGTCAGGTTGGTGCTCGGGTCCACCATAGGCGTTCCCACCACCAGCCCAATCACACCAGCTCGGGCACTCTCCGCGCCAATGTACCTCACCCGCAGGCAGGCCGCCAGCACCCGGACGGACTCCACGCCGGAGGGCAGTGTCATGTACTGCCCAACGCCGGACATGACGATCGCGCTCCCGGTCGTGCCTGTGATGCCGCTCCACCAGTTATTGGTGCTGGGCTGGAACATGTAGATACCGTCGACGCCACTGGACAAGTCAATCTTGCGCGTGCGGAGGTAGTTGCCGGTACCGAATCCGGTGTAGCAGGGTGCCACCAGACCGGCATTGCACGGGTCCAGAAGCAGCTGCCTCCACTGGAGAGCAGCTGTGTCCAGAGCCGCGCCAACGGCGTTCGCTCTGCGCCGCCTCGACTTGCCACCGGGAGTCTTCTTGTTGTTCTTCTTCTTGTTCACCATTCTCACCTGTACCAATGCTCTGCAAATGGAGTCACCACTTGCGACAAGGTGCGTTCCAGGGGGTAGTCGTTGAGAAACTCCTCCAGGCACACCTGCTCGTCGGGCAGCAAACCAAAGGCGAGCTCAAAGCTGGCTCGGGTCTTTGGGTGCGGAACCCTGTAATCCCTCTTTAGTCCACGTGCCAGGTACCGCATACCGCCCACCAGCTCGAGCCGGCTAGGCTTGCCAACTCTGAGCATCGAGCGGTACAGGTCCTGGTACACAGGAATGCCGCCATAGGCAGCGAGCCCGCCAGCTCCGACCGCATGAAAATATGCGCCGAGCCCAGAGGCGAGGTCCAGAAGGGAAGACATGTCACGCGAAACCGCCCTGTCGAACGTGCGCACCATGAGGTACCCATCAGGGGTCCACACAGGACGAGTCTGGCAGAACTCAATGTGCTCGAAAACGTAGACAGGCTCCTCCACCGTCATAGTGAAGCCCATCTCCGCGAACCACTGAGTCAGG